ATCTAGTTCTAATTGTTGATCGGCGCCCCAGCGGGCGGCTGCAATGGCAAAGGACTCAAATGGTCCCGGGTCTGGCCCCATGTTGTCGTACCACTGCTGCACCAGCTCCTGCGGTGGGGTAATCGGGTGTTCTTGAGTCATTGTTCGTCATCGCTCCATTCAGGACTCAAATTGGCACCAGCAACTTGAACACCAGGGAACAGCTCTTGAGTCAGTTGAATAGCTTCACTACCTGAAGAGGCGTAAATACTTACACAATCAAATGTGTACTCTTCAGTTAGATGAACGTCGTAACACTGTTTAGTCATCGATTCCAATGTCGAATTACTCCAGCAATGATGAACACGTTTGTTGTGATGTAGAAGATTTCAAGGAACAGTCGTTCTTTACCAGTCACCACTCATCAATACCAGCCTCTTCAAGGAACCGTTCAAAAGCACTCATATAGCCATCCCAGTAATCTCGTTGTTGGTCACCAATAGCTTTCTTGTATTCACTGCGAGCGTACTCATACTCTTCAAGAAGCTTTTCAACATTGAGAGTGATTGTTTCTTCGTAAGTTTTAGTCATCACTTTTGCTCCCAAAGATCAGGGTCTTCTTGGTCATCTTGAGTAGCTTCTTCAAGCTCTTTATCTAGTTCATCCCAGAACGAGTCAATAAAGTTATCCAAATCACTATCACTCATTGGAGTGTTTGGAGTTTTGGGAGTCATTTGAGTGGACCTTTAAGTAACAGCAGAAGACCTCTTTAAAAGAGCTTTTTAAGTGGTCTTTAACTGCAGCAGCAGAAGACCTTTTTAAAAGACCTCTTTAAAAGAGCTCTTAAAACTTAAAGAGGATCCTTTCCAGCGGCCATTTAAAGAGGCCAGTTCAAGAGCTGTCCTAGAGGGTCTACCAAGGCGTAAGCACCGCAGGTACCTTCTGTGGGTCCTTTCTCGTTAACGAGATGCAAGTCCAAGGCTCTTTGACTGGTTGGATCCCTGACTTCTACGAGACTCCTACCTACAACGGTGAATCCTGTGACTTCCGGCTGAAGGTCCTTGTGAAGGATGGTGAGGATCTGCTGGAAGAACTGAGTGATGAGTACGACAAAGCCTGTGCGTGGTGGAGGGATGCCACGGGGCGTAAGAGCTTCTTCGATGCCCCGTTTGAAGCCAATGAGGATGGCTCGTTGCTGGTGAAGATGACAGCCAAGCTGGCTTATGGAGAGTTTCCACTCCCTGTTGTGGATAGTGAACTGCAACCTATCGCTCGTGATTTGAAGCTCAGGGAGGGCTCTGAGGTGCTTGTAGCCATCAAGCCGACCTTTATCCCTCGTAAGAGCCCTAAGGGTGGTCTGAGGCTCTGTCCGAAGGGTATCCAGGTGTTGACTGCTGTAACTACTGGTGGGTCTGACAAAGGTGATTTCGATATCACCAAAGCTTTTAGTAAGCAAGCTGGGTTCAAGCAATCCAAGCCGAACCTGAAAGAACTTGCTACTGTGGCTGGCGAAGATCCTGATTTTTGATTCAGATGGCCCGACGATTCCACAAGTACGGCAAACGCCAAACTGATGGGTTTCGTTCGGGCTTTGAATCTCAAGTAGCCAAGAGCCTCCAGTGTGAGTGGAGCTACGAGAGCAAGAGCTTCAATCTTGTAATCCCTCGTAGCTACACGCCTGATTTCTTCCTCGATAACGGCACTGTGCTGGAGGTAAAGGGCTACTTCGATGCAGAGGATCGCAGGCTGATCAAGCTGTTTCGAGAGCAGCACCCTGATGTGGACCTGAGGATGGTCCTGCAAAAGCCGCATCAGAAGCTCACCAAAACCGGCATCATGACCTATGCAGGTTGGTGTGAGAGGTATAGTGTCCCCTGGTGTGAGGGTCCCCGAGTACCTACCGACTGGCTTAGCTAGCTGCTATAGTTCTGTCGGACAAGGTTGAAAGGACACCGGACCTCCAGGGGGATCAAACCCTTTGGAGGTTCTTTTTATGTCTCGCGTTGTCAGCCGGTTGAACTGCCCAAGGTGTGGTTCACGAGACAACGTTGCTCTGTATGACGACGGGGGTCAACATTGCTTTACCCCTGGTTGTTCGTACCACGTCTCACCTAACTCCTTTCCAATGTCCAACCTTGTGTCCAATGATTCACCTAACCGAGAGATTGAGCCAATCCTTGGTAGCTACCAAGCGATCCCCAATCGTTGTATTCCGGAAGAGGTCTGCAAACTCTTTGGATACTTCAAAGGTCGCTATGGCGACAGTGAGGCTTACCACTGGCCTATCTACGACAAGGAACGTCGTCTCACTGGTTACAAGATTCGTAAACCAAACAAACAGTTTGTCCAACACGGCTCCAATCCTGACAATACGTTTCTCGGTCAGGAGAAGTGGGGAAGTGGAGGCAAGCTTCTGGTTATCTTTGAAGGCGAATACGATTGCCTCAGTTACGCCACGATCAGAAAGAGCTGGCCGTGTGTCTCGTTACCGAATGGTGCTGACTCCGCAGAGAAATGTATTCGGAGTAATCTCGATTGGCTTCTGAAGTTTGAAGAGATCATCCTGTGTTTTGACAGCGATGAACACGGTCAGAAAGCAGTCAAGAAAGCAATCCAGTTACTTCCGCCTCGCGTGGGTAAGCTTGGCAAGATCGAAGGTTATAAGGACGCTAACGAGGCTCTGGTAGCTGGTAACGGTAAAGCCATCATGCAGATGGTTTGGACGGCTGCTGAGTACGAACCTGATGGAATCATCAGTGGCAGCAAACTGCTTCAGATGGTCCTAGAAGACCCCAAGACAGAGAGTGCTGAGTACCCCTACGGATTCCTAAACGACAAGCTTCACGGCCTGCGTAAAGGCGAGCTGGTTACTATCACGGCTGGCTCAGGTATCGGTAAAAGTACGTTTGTATCAGAAATTGCGTATGACCTTCTCACTCGCCAAAACGAAACAGTTGGTTACGTCGCTTTGGAAGAGAACATTCGACGTACTGCTAGGCGTTTCGTCGGTATGGATCTTAATTACCCTATCCACATTGACCGAGGTCACTTCACTGATGAACAGATTGAAGGAGCGTTCAACAGGACTCTCGGAACGTCTCGGTTATTTTTGTACGATCATTTTGGCTCTCTTGACCCTACCGTTCTGCTTAACCGTATACGCCATTTGGTTAGTGGTTGCGGCTGTAATTGGATTGTGTTTGATCACTTATCGATTCTTGTATCGGGTCTTGATCAAGGCGATGAACGCCGAGCAATCGACCAAACAATGACAAAACTACGAAGCTTTGTTGAGGAAACTGGTTGTGGAATGCTTCTTGTTTCTCACCTTCGCCGTCCTACTGGAGATAAGGGTCATGAAAACGGAGCACAAACTTCGCTTTCGCAACTTCGTGGTAGCGCTGCTATTGGGCAACTTAGTGACATTTGTATCGGGTTGGAACGGAACCAACAATCTGAAAACGATTCAGAGGGCACAGTTGTACGGGTCCTCAAGAATCGCTTCACGGGTTGGTGTGGTGTCTCTGGTTCCGTGAAATACAACGAAACAACCGGCAGAATGTTGGAGCTTAAAAATGGCGGAACAAAATCAACCGCAAATTTCGATGATTCTTTTGAAGCCGACTTTTGACGTTCACATCTCTGAAATGAACTCGCTGAAAGTAACAGCTCTAGCTGCTACTGAAACAGCGAAGAGATACCTTCAGTCCTTCTTCAAGTCCAATGACTCCTACCACCAGGTCACATACGACCGACTCGAAGACCTACTCGACTTCTGTTACAGCCGAAGACTTCAAGTCTTTATCGACGGTAACGTTCGACGTGGAGACCAATGCGTTGAAGAGCAGGAACGTAACTACGATTCACTGCTGCGCGATCCACAGGGGGAACCAGACTCAGCTTTTTAAGAATCCTGAGGAGTGGTTACAAATCCTTGAAGATGCTGATGTACTGGTTGGTCACAACATCATCCAGTACGACATTCCAGCTATTCAACAGGTCTACCCACAGTTCAAACCAAAAGGAAAGCTGATTGATACGTTGATCCTGTGTCGGATGCTATATCCGAACATTTTTGATACGGATCTCAAGAAGAAATGGGAAGGTATGCCGATACAGCTCTATGGTCGGCACTCCCTTGAGGCGTATGGGTTTCGTCTTGGTCACAGCAAACGACACGCAGATCTGAAGGATTTCAGTGTACTGACAGAGGAGCTGGCTGATCGATGCGTTTGTGATGTTGAACTAAATGTTAAGCTTTGGTCTCGGTTGCAACCGAAGGCCGACAGCATCCCTTGTGCCGTTGACCTTGAGATGAGATTTGCAAGTCTCATTCGCCTGCAGGAACAATCCGGCTTTGGTTTCAATGTTCAAGGGGCTTTGGAACTAGAAGCTGAGATCAACCAACAACTGAATACTCTCAACGAACGATTGAGACAACGGTTCCCGTTCGTTGACGGAGGGCTCTTTACTCCCAAGCGAAACGACAGTTCTAGAGGGTATGTAGCCGGTGCAGAAATGTGCCGCCTCGTGGACCTCAACCCGAACTCTCGTGATCACATCGCTTGGGTGCTCCAGAACTCTTTGGAGTGGAAGCCAAAGGATTTCACCGAAACAGGGAAACCCAAAGTAGATGAAACAGTTCTGGCAAAGATCCCTGGAGCTGAGGATTTTGTTTCACACCTCACGCTTCAAAAGCGATTAAGCCAACTCAGTACAGGCAACAACGCTTGGCTGAAACTCGTAGAAAGTGACAACAGGATTCACGGCAGTGTGATTACTGTTGGTTGCGCTACGGCTCGCTGCGCCCACGTCAACCCCAATATGGCTCAGGTACCTGCTGTCAGGTCAGCCCTGGGACCGGAGTGTCGAGCTCTGTTTGGACCTGGCAATCTCGGGGGAGATAAGTGCACCAAACAGGTTGGCGTGGACCTCAGCGGCATCGAAGCAAGATGTTTAGCACATTACTTATGGCCCTTTGATGGCGGTAAGTTTGCTGATGAAGTATTGAACGGTGATATCCACACAGCCAATCAGAAGGCTGCTGGACTAACTACCAGAGACCAAGCCAAGACGTTCTTTTATGCCTTGATGTACGGCGCTGGAGCAGAGAAGCTAGGCATCATCACAGGACAAGACGGAAACAAGCTGAAGAGAAAGTATTTCCGCAATATGCCAGCACTTGCTGAGTTGACGAAGCGTGTTACAGAGAAAGCAGATTCTGAAGGATTTGTTAAAGCTCTCGACGGTAGACAGATACAAATCCGGTCCTCACATAGCGCTTTGAACTTCCTTTTACAGAGCGCTGGTGCCATCATTAGCAAGCTCTGGTACAACATCTGCTACGACGAGATCTCAGCAGAGGGTTTTACCTACGGCAAAGACTGGTCCTTCCTAGCCCATGTCCACGATGAAATCCAATTTGCAGTCAGAGCCGAACACGCAGGACAGATCGGACTTATCGCAGTCAGATCTTCCCGTTTGGCAGGAGAAGCACTTGGACTCCGTATTGCAATCGATTCGGAGTTCAAAATCGGATCCAACTGGGCAGAGTGCCACTAAGACTTGCAAGATCTGTAAGCAGATTAAGTCGGTAGAACTCTTTGGTAGGAACGGTACCTGGAGACGCCCTGAGTGCCTCTCCTGTGCCTCTCTCCAGATGAGTCACTATCACAAACTACGACGCAAGCAGCAGGCTCCTGAGCTAGGC